TGGTATTTCTAAAACTAAGAAGTCACGACAGTCGCCTAAGTCCAATAATGCGGCAGATTTTGTATCTACTAAAACTAAAAATATAGATTCAGGAGAAGCTAAAATTTGGACACAAAGGGAAATTGCATCTATGTCCATACAACAGTTTGATAAACATGAAGCAGAAATTGATCAAGCTATTGAAGAAGGCAGGGTGCGATAAACAACTTAATGTCTTTTTTAGGAGTAACACAACATGGCTTATAACCAATCAGATGCTCTATTTGAGCAAGGTACAGATACCAACGGTAACTTTGGTAACTCTGTCGCGGGTCAAAACAACTCGTTTTTCATGCCTTCGGTATTTTCCAAGAAGGTTCTTAACTTTTTCCGCAAGGCTTCTGTAGCCGAAGCGATCACTAATACCGACTATGCCGGTGAAATCTCTGCCTACGGTGATTCTGTAAAGATCATCAAAGAGCCAGTAATCACAGTATATCAGTATGAGCGTGGCGCTGACGTTACTCAAACTAAGCTAACTGACCAAGAAACTACTCTTGTAGTTGACACGGCTAACGCATTCAAGTTCATTGTTGATGATATTGAAACTGCTATGTCGCACGTTAACTTTAAAGAAGTAGCATCTTCTTCAGCAGCTTATTCTTTGCGTGATGCTTATGATGAAGGAATCATCGCTACTCTTTTTGCAGGTGTTTCAGCATCTTCACCTAACCATATTCTTGGTTCGGATAATGCTACTGATTTGGCTGCTGGTACTTTTGACGGTACTGGTAATCTAGACATCGGCTTTGGTAGCAGTGAGCATGATCCTATTGATGTTCTTTCTCACATGGCTCGTCTTCTTGATGAGCAGAATGTGCCTGAAGAAGGTCGATGGTTCTTGGCAGATCCAGCATTCTACGAAGTTCTCGTCCAGAGTTCTTCTAAGTTGCTTTCTGTTGACTACAATGCAGGTCAAGGTTCAATCCGTAACGGTCTAGTATCTACTGGTAAGTTGCGTGGCTTTGATATGTATAAGACCAACAACATTGCTGCGGCTACTAATGCTGCCGGTAAAGTTATTGCTGGTCATATGTCAGCGGCTGCTACGGCTCAAGCCATCACTAGCACTGAGGTCATCCGTGATCCAGATAGCTTTGGTGACATTGTACGAGGACTCCATGTTTATGGGTCTAAAGTATTGCGTCCTGAAGCACTTGTTTCTGCCTTCTATGGCATCGACTAGTAGTTAGAGAGAAAGGGGGATGAAATACTCCCCCGATCTTTAAAGGAGAAACCATGCCTCAATTAGGTAGTGACAAACAACCAGTAATGATTAATTCTAAAAAGCGCGGTAAAATTTTAGGAGATACAGGTAGCTGGTACAAGCCAGAAAATAAAAAGAAATACGAAGAAAATTACGACAGAATTTTTAATAAACAAAAAAAGGCGTAACTAATGGCTACAACGTATTTAGCTTTAACTAACGAATTACTTCGTGAGCTTAATGAAGTTACGCTTACTTCTACGACTTTTGCTAATGCAGTAGGCGTACAGCAACACGTTAAGGATTCTTTAAATCGTGCTTACTACGATATAGTAAATGAGGAACCGCAGTGGCCTTATCTTGCTGTAGCTGAAAGCGGAGAAACCGATCCTATGTACGGTAATGTTTATGTAGAAACTGTAGCAGGTACACGTTTCTATGAACTAAAACCAGCGAGTTCTAGTATAACCACAGACTATAGTGCTATAGATTGGGATAACTTTTATGCAACTACAGTTGGTGTAAGTGGAGAAACTGCACCTTATATTGCAAGAAATTTAAGGTTTACTACCACAGAAGAGTGGAAAGATTATTACCGCCTAAGAGAAAACTTAGATGATGCAGACGGCCAACAATACGGCGAACCTGCAAGAGTTATTAGAAGTCCAGATTCTCGTAAGTTTGGACTAAGCCCGATACCAGACAAAGTGTATCGTATTTGGTTTTATGCGTGGGCGTTGCCTACACCTTTAGATGCTCACGGCGACACAGTAGTGTTTCCCGAAATGTACACAACTGTTCTTTTGGCTAGATCTAGATATTATATTTGGCAGTTTAAAGATAATCCTCAAGCAGCAGCATTTGCCCTTGACGATTATAAAAAAGGAATACGCAGTATGCGTTCTAATCTTCTTGAGCCTACTCCTATGTACTTCACAGACGATAGAACGAGACTAGTCTAATGGCTATATCGCAACCGTTTGGTGTTTCTTGTCGAGGTGGTTTAAATACTAATTTAAATCAACTAGAACTGCTTGCTCAACCCGGACTAGCAACAGAACTTCTTAACTACGAAGTTGATGCAGACGGTGGATACAGGCGAGTAAATGGTTATAACAATTTTGGAGATACTAAACCTAACGCAGGTAATCGCATATTAGGTTTATTTATATATGCAGACGGAGTAATTGTTTGTTCGGGTGATGGCATATTCTTCAGTATAGATGGCGAAGATACTTGGCTTCAAATAAACAGAGCAAGCGTAAGCGGATCAGGAGACAACTATAGCACATTTACAGGACGTAGTTTAGATGCTAGAACTGGTCAGCTTCAAAGCACTTTTTCTGTTTTTGAAGGTAATACAGAATACGGCGAAGTAATTATATGTGACGGAATAAATAAACCTTTTCTTTTTAAAATAACAGGAACAGGAGAACTAAACACTCGTACTTTTTTTGCTTCAGAAATTACAGTAAGCGGAGATACGGCTCCAACAGTAAGTGCAGTTCACGACAAACACTTAGTAGTTGCAGGAGCTTCAACAGCTAAAAACACTATATTTTATAGCTCAACAAGTGACATAGATAGTTTTTCAGGAAGTGGTGCAGGTAGTATTCTTTTAGATGATCAAGTAGTCGGTCTTAAAAGTTTTCGTACTGATCTTATTATATTCTGTAAAAACAGTATATTTAAATTAATTAATATTAATGACTCTCAAAGCATTGCAATCGTTCCTGTTACTAAGAACGTAGGTTGCCTTAACTCACACACAATTCAAGAAATAGGAGGTGATCTAGTATTTCTTAGCCCTGATGGTATTCGTTCAGTGGCAGGTACAGCACGAATCGGTGACGTTGAGTTAGGATCAGTTAGTCGGCAGATACAAGCTATCATTAAAGACTTATCTAATTCTATTACTGACTATATATTGACTAGTGCTGTATTAAGAAGTAAGTCTCAGTACAGATTATTTTACTCTACGCCTTCAGCAACTTCAGCATCTTCGCGAGGAATAATAGGCACTTTAACTTCTAACGGGTTTGAGTGGTCAGAAACACAAGGAATACAAGCTCACGGTTTTACGTCACAGTTAAATTTTAATGGTGTAGAAAAACAATACCACGGCGATAACAGTGGATATGTCTACGAACACGATATTGGAAATACTTTTAGAGTAGGAGAAACTGCATTTAATGTTGTTGCTAAGTATACAACACCCAGTTTTGATTTTGGAGATATAGGTACAAGAAAAACAATGTACTATATTAAAATTTCTATATCTCCAGAAGGACTTACTCTTCCTACAATGAGAGTAAGATATGATTACGAAGATCGTAACATCCCACAACCAACCGACTATTCTTTAATAGGCATTCCGGTTCCGTCTGTGTTTGGAGCAATTAATTCAACTTTTGGGTCAGCGATTTTTGGAACTTCTAAAGACCCAATGTTTAGACAGGCCATTGAAGGCAGTGGACACGTTGCAAACTTTAGATTTAGTACCGAAGACACTAATCCACCATTCGCAATTAACGGTTTATATATAGATTATGTACCGTCAGGCAGGAGATAATTTAAAATGGGTACAGCTTATACAAGACAAAGTACACTTACTGATGGCGACACTATCACAGCCGCGCTTTTTAACGATGAGTACAATCAATTACTTAGTTCTTTTAGTTATGCTGTTAGTGGAACTACAGGACACCAACACGATGGAACTGCCGGTGAAGGCGGTAATGTTCCTCAAATAGGTGATCAAGATTTCCTTAATAAAATTGTAGTTGATAGCACAAACAACCGTTGGGGCTTTTTTGTACAAGTAAGTTCATCAGCAGTAGAGCAAATTAGAATTCAAGATGGAGCTATTGTTCCTGTAACAGATGATGATATAGATTTAGGAACAAGCTCTCTTCAATTTAAAAATGCTTACTTTGATGGTACAGTAGAAGCAGATGCTATAACAATAGCAGGAGTAACCCTTTCAGAGACTATTGCAGATACAGTAGGCGCAATGGTCACTAGTAATAGTGAAACAGGCATTGCAGTTACTTATGATGACAATGATAATACTTTAGATTTTGCTGTAGGTACTTTAAATCAAGATACAACTGGCAACGCAGCTACTGCAACAATTCTTGAAACAGCTAGAACAATTGGCGGGACTTCTTTTAATGGCTCTGCAAACATAGCAGTAGCTTTAGCAGCAACAGCTACAACACTTGCAACTGCTAGAACTATTCACGGCGTATCATTTGACGGTTCTGCAAACATAGACCTTGCCGAAGTAATAAGTGACACAGTAGGCGCAATGTTTACTAGTAACACTGAAACAGGAATAACTGTTACATACCAAGACGATGATAATACAATTGATTTAGTTGTAACACAAGACACAAGCGGCAATGCAGCAACCGCTACAGAAGCTACAAATGTTACAGTTACTGCAAATAACACAGAAAATGAAACTGTATTTCCTGTTTTTGTAGATGGAGCTACGGGAACACAAGGCATAGAAACAGATACAAGTTTAACATATAATCCTTCTACAAATTTACTAGGCGTTACAGGTTTTGCAGGTACAGGTGCGGTTCAAATACCAGCAGGTACAACAGCACAACGCCCTTCTGCTGTTGCAGGTCAACTTCGTTATAACGCTACTACAGGAAAGTTTGAAGGTTATACAGATGATTGGGGTGACATTGGTGGCGGTGAATCTACTTTAACTATTAACACTATGACAGGTGATGGTAGCGACACTACGTTAACTATGGGCGTAACGCCAGCTACTGAAAATGCAATTCAAGTTTATTTTGACGGTGTGTATCAACACAAAGATACTTTTAGCTTTAGCGGAACCACACTTACATTCTCTACTGCTCCTGCAAGCGGAGTTAAAGTAGAAGTAATTATTCTTACTAGTGTATTAGCTTCTACAACTCCGGGTGACGGCACAGTAACTACAGCTAAACTAGCTTCAAACGCTGTAACAACCGCCAAGATAACAGACGCTAATGTCACTACAGCTAAGATAGCAGACGATGCAGTAACAGCCGCTAAACTAGCTTCTAATGCTGTAGTGACTGCTTCTATTGTTGATGACAATGTAACTCAAGCTAAGATAGCTGATGATGCTGTAGGTGCAGACCAACTAGCCGCAAGTGCAGTTGTTACCGCTTCTATGGTTGATGATGCAGTTACAACAGCTAAGATAGCAGACGATGCAGTTACCTCTGCGCTAATTGCAGATGACGCTATTGTTGCAGCGGCTATTGCAGATAACGCGGTGGACATTGCGCGGCTTAATGTTAGTGACGGCAGCGCAGGACAATCATTAACGACAAATGGTAGCGGCACACTTAGTTTCGCGACGGTTGGCGGCTTGTACAACGATTGGTTAGTAAAGACCGCTAATTTTACTATGGCAAGTGGCGATCAAATAGTAGGCAACCACGCATCCACCGCATTCACCTTGACGCTTCCAAGCTCACCAAGCGCAGGTGCTGTTGTCACTGTAAAAAATGTTGGAACCGCAACGATCACAATTGGTAGAAATTCACAAAAAATTAACAGCCTTACTGAAGATGGTGAGTTAGTCACTGGAGCATCAGGAACGCTTGTCTATGTTGACAGCACAATCG